CAAGCGTTCCCAACCAGCAATTCCTTGATGCGGTCCCCAAGACTCCGTGGGTGGGTGAGTTCCTTGATGCATGGGATAGTGGTGAAAGACGGTTTTTCATGCTGGAGTGGGCCAGGAGGCACCGTAAGACGACTTTGGCCTTGAACATGCTCATTCGGGATTGCATTGAGTATCCCAAGTTTGTGAGCTTGGTGGTGGGTCCGTTTCTCAAGCAGATACGCGAGATTATATGGGACGACCCCAAAATGATGTTCAATTGGCTCCCTCCTGGCGAGTGGGAAACTTGGACGAAGAACGAAGTCAAGCTCTTAATCACGTTCTCGAATGGTTCGATTCTCCGTTTAATGGGTGCGGATAAGATGGAGCGTGGCCGGGGTATTGACTGCAACGATTTATTTATTGATGAGTTCTCATATTGCAAGCCGGACATTTGGACTACCACGTTCATGCCGATTATGGCGGGTGTTTCGGATGTACCGCGAAAGACGATATTCGGGTATACTCCCGCCGGCGAGAATCACGCTTCGGATTTGTTCGATTGGGCGATGTTGCGAGCGGACGGCCATGACTCAGTAGGGTAACAAATGACTCCACCCGATTCCTGGACCCCGAGTTTTTAGAGACTTGTAAGGATAAATGGCCTCGCAGTCTTTACGACCAGGAAATCAATTGTGCCCGTGTAACGGTTGAGGAGATGACGTTAATCACCAGTGATATGCTGGCCCAACTACAGCTTAGGCTCGGTGACGTGGTCCGGGTTCCGGAGGAATTTAAGCGTATCGTGAGCGTCGACCCGGCCTTTGGTGGTGATAACTGCAAGTTAATGGGCCTTGAAAACCGAGAGATTAAGATGGAGGAAGACATTCGTGATAAGCACGCCACGGGGGAAGTCGTCATGGCGTGCAAGCACATGGCCCAGAGGCTTGGGACGAAGAACTTCATCGTTGATGCAATTGGTAATGGTTTGGGTGTTTGCGATGGCTTAAAGGCCGACGCCGCCGGTTATAACGTCCAGGCGTTCCAAAGTAGTGAAGCGGCCGACCCCGAGACCAGTACCAGCGACGTTCTTCAATTCGCCAACCGTCGCGCCGAGGCGTATTATTACACTTCCGAATTGATTCGCCGATTTTTGTTGCCGCCGATTGTATCTGCGAGGTTAATCCGCGGCTTACCGATTGCAACGAGGTATAGTGTAGTGGGTAAGGGCAAGATGTTGATTCAGCCCAAGTTGAAGATAAAGGAATGGCTCAATCGGAGCCCGGACGACGAGGATTGTTTTGTCATGGGTCAGTATGGGTTGAAGAACGTCGACCCCGAGAACAGTTCACCGTCATTTTTGAGACGGTTCAGGCGCCGGCCGAGGAATGCGATGGCATGAATAAACATTGATGTTTTATGCAAGATATGGTAAGAGAACGCTGAAATGAAGAGACGTAGCTTTCTAAAAAGTTTGGTTGTGGCAATTTCGTTTCCATTAGGCGGGTTGCCCCGTGGCGTACAGCATTTGAACAGTTCGGTCTTCATGGATGCTCGCAGTCATTTAACGGAGTGGTTTCTTCAGGGATTAGAAGAAGACATGGTTACAGTATTTAGTAATATAAACTAATTGAAAGGAACACGAAATGCCGAAACCACCGAAGAAAATAAAGATGGCCAAAAACACCCACGGCAAGAAGTCGTTGGGCAAGAAGGCTTCGAAGCCGAGTAAGGGCAAAGGATATTAATGCCACTGCCTAAACCCAATAAGGGCGAGAAGCACGACGATTTTATAGGCCGGTGCATGGATACTCTCAAAGATGAGTACCCGAAGCAGCAGCAAAGGTACGCTATCTGTGAGAGTCAATGGGAGCGTAAGGGCAAGAAATGAAAGATACATCATTATTTGTGTTGTTGGCAGTATTGCTCTTCATCTTCGTGTTTGGAATTGGCCTTATCGCCATCCTTGGGGCAAACGATGATATCGCTCTTAATTACGATCCACCAATGACACTCCCCATCGTCACAGACGCCCCGGAAGCCTGTTCCCACGACGTTATACAACCTGTGTGTGCCAAGTGTGACAGGGTGGTTGCCACCGGCGACGCTCAGGACGGTTATCTGTACGCGACTATCGGGGATGACGGAGAACCGAATCGCATATTTCTTGAGATGATAGATGAGCCGAACGAGCCAAATCGCATCGACTCCCTTGAAGCCCGGATAGTTGAGTTGGAGAAAGGCGTTTTCGTCTTTGATGATTTCTCTGCCGAACCTTGGGACATTAATGATTCAGTTTCTATTACAGCAGAAATACAATGAGTAACGAAGTAGACAGATGGATAAGATAAAAGACTTAGACAACGACGAACTCATTTTGCAGATGAAGGAGTTCCGCGACGATTGCGAGCTTGGCAATGCCGATATGTTTGCCAGGATGACGAAAGCCGAAGAGTTCAAGATAGGCAAACAGTGGGACGACCAGGTTCGGAGTTACCGCAAGCGTAAGGGTAAATTCTGCCTTACCATCCCCCTCGTCAAGCCCACTATCAAGCAGGTGGTCGGCTCACAGATACAAAACCCCAAGGATGTGACTGTTATCCCCGAGCGTTCGAGTAGTGCGACTGGCGCCCGCGTCAGGACCCGCATGGTCAAACATGCGATGGACAGCGAGAACGCGGTGTTCGAGTTGACGCAGTGGTTCGAGTCCGGTGTCAGTTCCGGCCTTGGTTTCATTGGCGCCTTCATCGACCGGCATGAGGACCCGCTAAACGGGAACCTTACCATCGAGCGGCTGAATGAATTTGAATGTGGCCTTGACCCCAACTGTATTTCATACGATATCAACAGCTACACCCAGGGCGCCAAGTATTTCATCTGGGAGCCGTGGGTCGACAGGGACTTGGTGGAGGAGCAGTATCCGAAACAAAAAGAAGCTCTCCAGCAGGAAAGCGGCGGGACGTCGTTGCGTGACGTTACAGGTTTATGGAGTTGGCTGTGGAACTCGGTTCGCGAGGTAGCGTCGAGCCTGACGGGTTATCACCCAACGACCGGAGACAGTCTCTCGAAGTACAAATACCAGCAAACCCATACGTGGTGGAGGCGACCAAAGACGTGCGTAGTGGTCTATTTGGAGGATGTTCCCGAGACAGATGCAATGACGTTCATTAAGGACAAGGACATCAAGGGCGTGCGTAAGCTGGCCAAGAAATATCCGAAGCGCGTTACCGTTAAGGACGTGGTGTTAAATGTCTTATATCATACCATCAGAGTCGGCGATGTACTGTTGGACAACATCGAGGACGAACTTAACGGCGTTACCAGATACCCCATTGGTTGCTTCAGTGCGTATTTCGACAATGGCTACCGCGCAGGCATGGCCGAGGACATGATAGGGACGCAGGAGGAAATAAACTGGGGTCATTCGCAGAATCTACAGATTATCAAGCACCTATCGACATTTCATTGGATGGTTAAAGAGGACCCCACCGGCAAGGTTGCCGAGTTCCTGGAAGCTCATGCGGACGAGGACAATCTCGTTATCGACCAGTCTATGGGTGGAGGCAACATCGAGAAATCCCAGTCGAAGCCGTATCTTAGTGGTATCGACAAGTTCGTGGAAATGGCCAAGGAAAATCTCAAGCTCATAACCAACGTGCGTAGCGAGGACCCGTCATTCGATTCGAAGAATATGTCTGGTAAGGCAATTGCCTTAAAGCAGATGAACTCGCAGACGGGTCAGGCGAGCGTATTCCACAACTACGATTACGCCTTGAACCTGTTTGGTACTGTGATTGACGAAATAATCACTGCCAACGATATTTACAGTCCGGACGAGATTCGTGCGATTGTGGAAACAGACGACTTGATAGATGCTGAAATGATGAGTCAGGCCCGGCAAAGCGTGATGCAGATATTCGAGCAATCCGGTATCCAATTACCTGAGCCGCAGCAATTTCAACAAACCGACGAGGTAATGCCGGAGATGCAGCAGGAGATAGCGTCTTTCAAGAAGCTGACCGAGGCGATAGACGAACTGGCCCGGCCGATAGCCGAAGATATGCTGATGGAAGAGATTAAGAATCTTAGGAAGGGCCGGTACACTACGAAAGTCGCGTTGAGTCCGTACTCGCTAACGAGTAGAATGGGCGAACAAACTGAGAATACGGAATTGAATAAGGCATTGATTGAGTCTGGTCACGCTCCACTATCTCGCAAGCAGCTTATTGAGTCTTCGGACGTGAAGAATAAAACGGAAATCCTCGCGGAAGATGAGGCGATGCAGCAACAACTTGTCCAGGCTGTCGCCGAGGAGAAGGCTAAGACGGGAGGGGTGGCCGCATGAAAAAAGTCACAACAAGAAGGAATGAACGATGAAATCAGTCGAGAAGTTAAAGACTGTTACAGTCCACAAGCGACCCCCGCGACGGTCCCGCGGGGATATTATGCGAAGTTGCAACGTCGGCTTTGTGGATGCCTAT